TCCTTCCTTGGCAACACGATCAAGCATCTTGCCGAGTACTGCCGACGAAGGAGGCTTCTTCGTGCCCTCGGGAGTACCTCCGGTTCCTTCCTTGGCAACACGATCAAGCATCTTGCCGAGTACTGGAGACTTCTTCGCGCCTACAGGCTCGGCAGTGGCCGCTGCCTCGTCCTCTTGGCACTTATTGCCCGAACCGAACCTTCCGCCTTCGTCTCGCCCGCAGTCGCGACGCTCAGAGCGAGACGATTTCTTCGAGAGGTCTTTGATCCACACGTCGTGGTCTTCAGACTTTGTGAACGCTCCACCTGTCTTCTTAAATCCGTTTTCCTTCAGGGCCGCGTCGTGCTCAGGGCTCCACGACTGGACAGAGACCGTCTCAGAGCCTGTCGCGCGTGCTGCATCAAGGGCTAGTTGAACGACTTCCTTGCCTCCTCCATCGGGGTTGAAGTGAATGTTGCTTTTGCCCTTCACGCCGAACGGAGGAGAGGCCTTGCTGACGGTAAACTGCCCAGCCTTGCCGCTGACACTGACACTGCCGTCGTCGAGCGATTGAGACTTCCATCCTCGAAACGCTCCGCCGGTTGACGCAACCTGCGCAGCAACCTTGTTTCTGTCCAATGCCGGCGACTTCTCCGACGTGCCTCCGCCTTGGCACTTGTTTTCGTTGTCAAACTTACCGCCTTCGTCTCGCCCGCAGTCGCGACGCTCGGCCAGAAACGACCGCAGGCCCCTCGCTCGCTCGACCACGTCGGATAGATCACGACGCTTCACGGGTCGAGCGGTCGCGACGTGCGCTTCGTAACTACGCTTCGCGACAGAGACGGAAGCATCGCCGTAGGCCGGGTAGGTCACGGGTCCGCAGTCCAGCAGCGCACGAATTTTTTTTACAATCCTAATTGACTGACCGTTTTCGGTCTTCCACTCCTCGCCGCCGTCAGGGCTCACGACGAACGAGAAACTTGAGCCCTTGAGGTCGCCTCTCTGCACGAGTTCAGCGAGATCGCCTCGCGACTCCGGAAGCAGGCATTCGTATCGCAGCCCCTTGTCGTCGACCGTCATCCGCATGGTTGTCGGGAAGCGGCCGAGGAGGTGGTCCGGCGAATGGTTGAAGAGACACCGCGTCTCCAGAGGCTTGCCGTCTTCGTCCTGCCGGTCCTTCACGATCTGAAATGCGTCGGGGTGGATTCGCTCAATGAAGTCCCCGAGCATCAAAGAATCCTTGCCGAACACGGCCGCGTACCCCACAAGGTACGTGCGAGGCTTTCCGGTCTCAGGATCAGCGCGTCGCTCGACGCGGAGCAGGTTGGGGTCGGCCTTTTCGGTGTAGGAGAAGTTGCCGAGGTATCGACGCTCCACTCCGGGGCGGACGTCGACGGCACGCTGCTCTTCACGCTCGGCGAAGTATTCGTCGATCACTTGCTTGATCTCCTCGATGACCGGCTGCCACTCGGGCGACTCGCTCACTCGCTTCAGGCACTCGTCCTTCGTCGCCGGCATCTCGATGTACTCAACGGGAATGTCACTGAGCATTCCCGAGAAGTCGTCACCGAGTCGTGTCGTGATGATCCATGTCGTGCCGACGTTCGCGTGTCCGTACAAAGCCTTCTTCAGGATAAGCGTTCGTATGTCGGTGCAATAAGAGATGAGATGCTTGTTGCTCTGGCGGTACGGCAGGCCAGAGAGAGCCGACATGACCCTGTCGAAGTCGAACACCACGTCGTCTTCGCCCTTGCTCGACCATACGTACTCGCTCTTCCCAGAGCCCGGCGCGCCGTGAACGACTTTCACGCGAGGCTTCATGCCGTGCGTCGAGCCGAATGGGCGTAGCGAGCGGCTGTCTTTGCGATCGGCCGCCTCCATCTGCTCGACGACCTTCTTGGCCCACGAGTAGCCGCTCGGACCACCCCACAGTAAATTCGCGATTTTTCCATTTGATGGGTACCCGGCGTCGCCGCGGTTGAATCCGTCCGCTTTCTCGTCCGACTGATGTCGGTCGAAGAACGCCTTCATGCGTCGCACCGTGCTCGGCGAGACCTCGACGCCGTTCGACAAGTCTCTCGCGCGAGCGATGCCGACAGCGGTGCCGCCTCTGCCGTGCTCGCGGCGGAGTTTCAGGCCGTACTCCGCCTCGCGGCGGACGCCGTTTGGGGGCTTGAAGTCAATGTGCTTGTACTTCTCAGGCTTTGCCATCTTCCCACTCGTACTCGTCGAGGTCTCCTTCGTCCCAAATCTCTTCCCACAACTCGTCGAACCTTGCGAGGTCCGCTGGAGAGAGCCAGCCATCGCCGGCGCCGAGCGGCATGTCACGACGACTCGTGCCGAACTTCTTCAGCCACCTCGCCATGATCTTGGCCTGCGGAGAGCCCGGGTCTCCGAGACGGAACGAGATGTCGACCTCGCGGCCGTTATTTGCCCACCACTCCGTGCCCTCGCGGGTGGCGTGCAGATCGAGAAGGCTCTTCGCGTGCGAGAGCGAGTCGGGGAGTTTTTCGCGGATGTCGCCCGGGATAGGCGCGTCGAAACCCATCCGAGGCCAGATCGTGTATCCCTTCCAAGACTTGTCAGACTTGCTGCCGGCGGCGTTGAACCGGACCTCGGAGAAGCCCGAATTTCTCGCCTCTTCAAGGCTCTTCGCCATCACTTCATAGAAGGCCCTCGCCGCTGCGTGCTTCTTGGCGGGAGTGTCCGCCGCGCCGGGCTCGACCGTGATCGTGCTGTGGTACAGGACAGGCTCGCCGTCGCTGTTCGTTCCGACCGCGGATGACCCACTCAATCCGTAGTCGATGCCGCCGAGCGGCTTCTCCCAACTCACGAGCACAGGCATGCTCGCGCCGGAGAACGATGTCGCCATGTCCGGTGCCGGCCGCATGAAGACTGAGCCGCCCTCGGCTCCGGCAATGCGAACGACGTCTGACTGATCGATCTTCAGCGTATCCAGACTCTTGGAGACGTCGCCGCTGACTCGAACGCTCGCGGCGGGCTGTGAGTCGCCTTCCTCTTGGCACTGATTCCTCGGACCGAACCTGCCGCCTTCGTCGCGGCCGCAGTCGGCCGCACGGCCTTCCTTCTTTGGCTTTGGATCGTAGCCCCACTCGTGAATGCTGTTCCCGTCATTGAATATGTGACGGGCGGGCACGACCGCTGACACGATCTTGTAATTCCCGCCAAGGGTCGACTCTCCGTGCTGCTTGGCGTACTGCTTGTTGATCGTGACCCAGTCTCCGGGAGATATAGCGTCGTCTGCAATCTCGGGGACCGCGCGGAAAATTCTCACCGGCTCGTCCGGCTTGCCTTTGAGTCGCCGAACCACTCTGGCCGACTCGTCGTCGAGCGACTTATCTCCGTGCCCGTAGAGTCTGCCGGCGTCGTCTGAGTACACGTCGTCCGGGTAAATGCCCGCAAGGCTGTCGGCCGACTTGGCGTAGCCGTCCGCCTGCGGAGCCTTGTGACTGCCTCTGTATCCGGCGCATTCATTGCCGGCACCGAACCTGCCGCCTTCGTCGCGGCCACAGTCGGCATCTCGCGACTCAAGGTCATCGATCCAGCCGACCCAGTCGCGGGACTTGTTTCGCTCTCGAAGGCGAGGAAGCAGCCTCTGCATTTTCTGGTACTGGCGATAGCCGGCGCTGTCTTTCTTCGAGAAGTCAATACTCATGCCAGTCGAAGTGCCGTTGGCATCCCACCAGAGGCGGCCCTCGCGAGTGGAGACGATGTCCTGCACGTTCAGCGGCTCGCCGGCGTCCCACTTCGCTCGGGCATCATCCGACAGTCCGACAGAATCAACGTCTTCCTCGATCCGACTGCTCGTGGTTGAGTTAATCTCCCCGTCGAAGCCGAACTGCGGCCAGAGCCTGTAGCCCTTGAACTTGTCCAACTCGTCGCCCGTCCCGACGGCCACAGTTTCTGCCGCCGTAGCGCCGAGCCTTTCTGCCGTCATCAGCGAATCGAGCATTCGCTCCATCATTATCGACGAGATTCTGCTCGTCATTGCGTCATCTGGCGAGTCTGTGTTCAGCACACTCTCGGCGCCATCTCCGGGCGGCCAGACGTCGAGCAAGTCGTAGTTGACAAAGAACCCTCCGTCTCCGTTGTCGAGCACGGAGACGCCCGAATAGACCTTCCATTCGTCGGGCTTGTCTGGGCTCACTGGCATCAACAACTCGACCTTGATCTCGCCGCTGTTTTTCTCAGACGAGATCGTCATTTCGCCGGCCCTGACGGCTCCGCCGCCAATAGTCGCGACGTCGTCGATCGTCGCCCGGCCCGGAAGAATCTCGCTCATCGTCTTGGCGATCTGCTTTGGGCCCTCAAATTTCACCGACGCCATCGCCTCTCCGCCCTTGATTGGCGAAGACTTCTTCAGACGCCGCGAATCCCACGCCTTGTCGCGGCCGCTCGCCTTCCAAGACTCATCCGGCTTGGCAGTGGCAGTCCCTGCGCCGGCTTGGCAGTCGTTGTCGTTGCCGAATCGCCCGCCCTCGTCGCGTCCACAGTCGGCTTCGCGGGATTCGGCGTCCTCGAAGAACGCCCGCGACTTGTTTCGCTCCTTGAGTCTGGCGAGTCGCTTCTTTGACTCTTGGAATCTGCGGTACCCGAGCGAGTTCTTGTCCTTCAGGTCGAGCGTGAGGGTCACGTCACTGCCGTTCTTGTCCCACCACCTCTCGCCTTCGCGAGTCGAGATTAACTGCTGGATGGTGAGATTCTTCACGCGGGCTCGCAGGCCTCGCAGGACTGTCTCCTGCGGGATTCGAGTCGAGCCGGCGGGCGGGATCGGCACGCCGGCAGCCTTCAGCACGATCTCGTCCGGAACCTTGCTCAACTCTCGCAGTGGTACGGGCGCGTCGAACCCGAACTGCGGCCAGAGTCGGTAGCCCTGCACGAACACATCCGTGGAATCGCCGGCGGCTTGCATCAAGGCAGAAGAGACTCCGGCCGATTCGGCGGCCGACAGCGACTCGACGAACTGCTCGCTGAGCAGGCTCGCCACGCGGAGCCGGTCCTTCTGGTTTGCGTTAGGCGACCCGGAGACAGACATCGGCGTTGAGAGGCTGACGTAATTCAGCACCGTCTCGCCGTTGCGGTCGCGAGAGAGCATCGTGTTCGTCGTGACGTACCCCTCGTCCGGATCGGCAACGTCCGAGGCGGGGTCGATTGGTATCGACGCTGTGACAAACACCTCGGTGTCGCTGTACGGAGCGACGCGAACGGCGGCGCCGCGAGTCTTGCCACCTCCGATTGCGACGATGCTATCGAGCGAGTCGACGCCGAGCGTGCTCATCGCACTCGCGAGTTCGCCGGCGCCCTCGATCTTCAGCGAGTGAAGTTTCTCACCGCCTCTGATGGGAGGCTTCTCGGCGAGTTCCGACGACGACCACGAAACAGTGCCGGTCTGCTCCTTCCACGAGTCGTCTTGCTTTTCCGGAGCGGCCACTCCGTCGCCGTCGGCTTGGCACTTATTGCCCTCGCCGAACCGGCCGCCGGGTTGCCGGATGCAGGCGGCATCGCGTTGCTCGAAGTCAAGGGCCGCGAAGTTCGCTCGCTCCTCGACGTCCTCTTCGAGTGCCTTCAGGACGTCGATCATGTCGACGCCCAGTTCGTCGAAGTTCGACTCCCAAGCCGCCTGCTCGGCGTCGAAAGACGAGTTGTCGAAGTCGTCGACCCCTCCGTCTGCGTCTCGTCGCGACGCGGGTTGGAAAGGCTTCTCCCTCTTGATCCTTCCGGAAATCACGCCCTCAGCCGCGGCGGAGAAAAGAGAGTTCTCGGTGATATTCGTCTTCGCGCCGAGGTGCTTCCAGAGACGCTTCTCGTACTGCCACAACGCTGCCTGTATCTCGTCGATGTCGGCTCGACGGCCGGTGCGTCGCTCGACCTCGTCTTGAACCCTGCGAAACACCTCGCGGATGTTTCGCCTCGCCCTGTCTGTCTTTGGGTCTTGCTGTTCAAGGATCAGGCTCTTGAAAAGAGAGTTGCCAGCCTGATGCATCGAATGGACAGCCGGGTCCGGGTGCTCGCCGTACCCGCCACCGCTCGGCCTTTTCACCTTCTGGTGAGATCGCTCGGCGGCCGTCGCCCAGATGAACGCAGCGCCGTTTTCCTCGATCACTCCTGTTCTTTGCTGAATCTTGAGCGACCTGATCAGATCAGCCTTCGTTATGCCGTGAGACTTGTCGACACCGAACAGGAACGCCTTGCTCCACGACCTGCCCTCAAGCGCGGTCAAGGCCGCTTCGGCTCGCTTCTTTGCAGATTCTGGGGTCGATCTCGTGATGAGTTCGCCGCTCACTCGCCCGACCGATCGCATGAGCCAGCGATCCATCGTCAGAAACTCGTGTCGCCCGGACAGATTCGCAAAGAATGAGCCGATCTTCGGGCCGAAGATTGCGGCAACCGGCACGACTTCGTCACGGAGTTCTCCGGACGTCATCGTCTTTTTCTTGCCCTGCTTGTCGACCGGCATAGACCACGGCGCGGAGCCAGTCTTGGCTCTCCACTCGTCGACCTTTGATTTGCCGGCGAGCCTCTCCAGTGTCTTTTCGATCGTTCCGGCCGGAGCGTATCCAGACAACAGGCGACGCGTTCTGTCCTTGCCGAATGAATCAAGAAGCCCTTGAAACACCTTGAGGGACGTCGTGACATCGCGAGCGCCTCCGCCGTAGTCCGAAGGAACCACGGTTCCGTGTTCCTTGAACATGCGATACAGGTCGTCTGCGTCCCGCAGGTTTGCGTCCGGCCCCTGTCCGCTGCTTGTGATCGCGAGCAGCGTCGTGAAAATGAATCGCGAGTTTTCGTCTGACTCGAACTCGGGATGCCGAGTCGTCATCTGACGCATCGTGCTTTCGAGGTCGGTGCTGTAGAAGCCCGGATCAACACCTAGCACGTCGTACGCGTGAATCGCGTCTTCTGTCAGCGAGTCGGCGAGATACGCAATCTGCTGCTCTGGCATCTCGGTCGCGGCCGTGTCGATGATCGAGCCGGGGCCGGACGCTCCCGTCTTCCTTCGCTCCTCTTCGTGCCGATTGGACAAGTACAGCGCGACTGATTCGTGAGCGACGAACTGATCGTTCTGCCTCAAGTCCTCTGGCGTGAACACGTCGTCCGTTGAAGCAATCTTGCCGTCGCTGACGTACGGAGGGCTGCCGTCTTTCGGCTTCTGGACGCGGCCCTTCGCTCTCCTTATGAACTCTCTGTCCCACAGGTCTGTCGTCGACCCGGGCGCAGAGCCCTCCGGCTTGGGGTTCTCCTTGAAGTCATCGATTGCTCGCTGCCTCGCCTCTTCGTCCATCACGGCGACCCGCTTGCCGCCGCCGAGCATCACGTCGACGTTTCTCTCTTTGGCTTTCTTCGCGGCCACGGCGACGTCTTGTCCACCGCCATTCGTCGCGCCGCAGTCGTTCCCGTCGCCGAAACGCCCGCCGTCTTGGCGGTCTGCGTCCGTGCATTGGCCTGAGTTGCGAGCCTCGACGAGGCCGCGATACTCGGCGAACGAGAACTTCTTCTCAAGAAAGATCATCGCCAGACAGACCTTGCGATCGCCGTGATCTCAGGCGAGTACGTCTTCCCAGACAATTGCCCAGCGATGTACTCGGCGATGAACTCACGGCCATTGACGGCTGCGTATCGAGACACCTGCGACTCGATGAGAGATCGCTGCTCGTCGGAGAACGTCACCAGTTCAGACTTTCGGTATGACTCAGGGTCTGACTGGTAGTGAAGCCTGTGGCACGCCTCGTGGAGAAGGGGGTTGCCGCTCGAAGTCCAACCTTCGGAATCATCGGGCTCACCGGCTTCCGGTGACACATAGAGCGTGTCGTCGTCTGGCGAATACACGGCGTAAGCATCGCCAATGTCACGGCACTCGACGCGAGGGAAGTAGCCCCCAAGATGATCGCGGCATGCCGCCTCGGCGGACGAGATCATTCGGGAGACGGCTTCTGATCTTTGTAGAGTTGCGGCATCTGGTCCGGGCCGTCCTCGTACCAACTCGGATCGAGGCTCTCGCCCTGACTCTTCGCCACTCGCTCGAAGTACGCCCGCATCGCGCGGTACTTCTCCAGCAACGTCCTCTTCGCCATCGGCACGTCGAACCGCTGCGGATCGCTGCTCATGCTCATTCTCCTCGGCGGGATTATACGCTCGGACGGTCTTTTTGCCGTGCTTTGACAACTCGGCAGCGTTGTCTGCCTCTTGCAGATCAGGGCCGTCGCCATAGACCTGACTGACCTGAGCGTCTTTCCTCGCGCGAGCGAAACCGCGGTCCCAGTTGTCCGGCTTCCGCGAGTCGCCGCTCTCGTACTGGACCCAAGTCTCCTTGAAAGTTCCGAGGTTGAACACGGCGAGTTGCCCGGCCTTGCGTCCGGTTTCGAGGGCATCCTCGGCCCTGTCGGGCGAAAACCTTGTGGCAATGTCGATGTAGAAATCGTCTCCTGCTCGCCAGCCGCCAACGTACCGATCGGCATTGTCGAGCACGTCTTCGTTATCGCTGAGCCACGACGCGAATGCGTCGCGTCCTTCTCTCGTGCTGATCTCGCTGGCCTTGATCTGTAACGACCGTCTGCTGTCGTTCTGGAACTCGCTGACCATGATTCCGTCCGACGGCGACTCGGCGGAACTCGGGTCAAGCGTGAAGCCTTCTGGGTTCTGCGAGATTTTGTCGAGCAGTTTCTCGACGTCGTCGCCGCTGACGCGTCGCGATGGTGTCTTCGTCGCAGAGGGTGGCTTCTCGGAGGCAACGGCAACGGCACCGCCGCCGCCTGTGCCATCAGCCTGACACTGATTCTTCGGCCCGAATCGGCCGCCGTCGTCACGCCCGCAGTTGTCGCCGAAGACACGCTGCTCTGCTTCTTCCGGAGACCTCGCCTCGATGAGTTTCTCCGAGGGAATCACCCACAGTTTGCAGATGCCGTCCGGATTGATCCCGCCCTTGACGATCTCGCACGCGCCGCCTTCCTCGTAGTACACGCAATTGCGGCATACCATTCCGCGATTCGCGAACGGCGAACGAGGCGAGTAGTGAGCGTCGACCTGCGTCCACCGGCCTTGCTTCCTCGCGATCTCCTCCTGAGCCTTGTAGAGCGCCTCGCTCTGCGGCGTGAGCCCTCGGCTCTCCTCGACCGCTGGCTTCTCCTCCGCCGGCTTGAGTTTCGACGCCTCGATGCCAACCTCGTCACCCGTCTCCTCGTCGACGACGAGAGCGAGCGGCTTGCCGGGCTCGACCTCGATCTTCTCGCCCGACTTTAGATCGAGCGTGCCTTGCTCCATCACATGCTTGACGCGACCAAACTTGCCCTTCGCGTACTCGACGAGCGGCTCGGCCTTCTTCTCGGACGGCTCGCCTTGCTCAGACTCCATCGGAGTCTTGCCAGTCTTGACCCCGGGCAGGCTCGGCACGCCACCTGCGGCCTCTGGCGGGGGTCCGGGCATACCGGGCATGCCGCCGGGCTGCTCCTTGGGCTTGAGTGCCTCCTCGATCGGCTGAAGGTTCATCGCGACCAGATGATGATCGCCGATCTCGCCCATGGGCGGCAGATTCTCGGCCCTGCGGCACTCGTTGTGCGTCATCAGTCCGAGGTTGAGCATCGTGGAATAAAACGCGGCACGCGCGTTCGAGTTACCTCGCATCAGGCCGCGAGTGTCGAACTCAGCGAAGAACACGTCGTCGTTGTAGATCAGGCTGCGGGAGATCGCGCTCTCGATTCGACGCAGCCACGGCACGAGCGTGTACGTGACGAACTCTTGTCCGTTCTCCTCGATGCTGCCGGACGACTGGCCCTGAATCAGCGAAAGAGGCAACCTGTAGACCCTCGCGATCTCCTCGGACTGGAAGCGTCGCGTGGACTCGTACTGACTCTGCTCCGCATTGAAGCCGACCTGCTCGACTCGCAGTCCATTAGTGAGGATCGCCGTTCGGCTCGCTCGGTCAACGCCCCTGTGAATCCTCTCCCAGTTGTCACGAAGACGCTCGGCCGCCTCCGGAGAAAGCGAACTGTCCGTCTGAAGCACGATCCCCGGGCGAGCGGAGTTCGCCCAGAACCTGCCGGCGTGAATCTCGCAGGCTCTCGCGAGCGCGATCGCCTCGCGGGCGATCTCCACCGGGACCATGCCCTTGATGCCGTCCGGCTCCGGAGTCCACCGGACGTGCATGATGTCGTCCTGAGTGTATTTCTCGGCGTGGCCGTTCTCGGGATTCATGTACGAATACCGCAGCCGGCCGTTCTCCAGCCGCTCCACGTCCATGTTCGACGGGTGAAGGTTGTCGAGCGCTGACACGGCTCCGTACCTTCCCGATCGAATGCGGCTATAAGAATTACCCCAAAGGGTAAGGTTCATAACCATCTGCTCGAAGAACTCGAACTTGGTCTGCCATTCGTTCGGCGCGAACGACAAGACCTTGTACAGAGGAATGTCCGAGGCGAGTTCCTTGTACCCGTCCTTGGTGCGGCGATAGACATGCAGAGGCATGGCCGCGATGGTCTCGGCCAGAATGCGACACGCGGCGAGCACGACAGTGCTCTGGAGGGCCGTGTCCGGCGTGATCCGGATGTCGGCAGACGTCTGCGTCTTGCCAGTGAAGCCGTCTTCTCCGAAGAGAAGATTGTTCCAGTACATGGAGCGAATCTCGGGCTCCGCGTGCCCGCGTTCCGGTGTCCAGACAATGTCGGACAAGACCCGCTCTTCGCTCATAGCACGAGAATCTCCGGCTCGGGAGTCTTAGCGGCGGCCTCGGCGTCGCTGGCCCCGGCAAGTGCCATGACGAGCGCGACGATGCCGTCAACTCGGGCAGGGCTTGTGCTGGATGGCTTCACGACCTTGATGTACCCCTCGGCCGACGTCTTCGTCACCGCGTTGCCGGCCATCCAGTTGATGATCGGGTTGTCTTGAGTCCTCAGCCGGCCCTGACTGATCAATGTTTCGAGCAGACGCGTCGACGAGTTCATCGAGGCGAACGACTGTGAAAAGCCTAGCACGGTCAGGCCTTCCGCCTGAAGTTGTTGCGTCAGGTAATGGGCGTTGTGTGGGTCGCAGAGAATCTTCGCGACCTGACGCTCCTTCGCGAACGCGAGGATGTCTCGCTTGATGAACTCGTAGTCGCACGTATCTCCCGGCGTCATCACCAAGCCTGTCGACGCGTCTTTCGCCCACACCGTGTACGGCACTTCTTCTTTTCGCTGGTGCGCGTTGTCGGCTGGTATCCAGAACTTGAACAGGCAGTCGTAGACGTCGTCGTGGGCCTTCGAGACCGCCACCAACGCGTTGACGTCCCATGTCTGGGCGAGGTCGAGCCCGCAGTACCAGACGCGAGACTTGTCGAGGTGTCCCGACTTGCCCTTGCACTTCTCCCACTGGGTCAAGTTCACGAACTTGTTTTCGCCGTGCACCCAGACGTTGAGGCGGTATCTCAAGAAGCCGGCGAGTTTCGAGCCGCCAGACCGCTCGGCTTCCAGCACGTCGGCTTTGAAAGTCTCCTCGTCCATCGTGACACCGAACGACGGATTCGCGGCACGCCAGACGCTCGGACTCCTGTAGTCGTCGTCCGGGGAGGCCGCGCGGACGTATGCGAAAAACTGCGAGTCGTACGACGGGTCTTCCATGACCTTGATCGCCTGATCATGCAGTTCGTAGCCGATCGAGTCTCGGTCGATGCCGGCTGTTGTAATGGCGAGCACGAGGCCCTGACTTCGAGAAATCGAACCGTAGCGGACGGCGTCCCATAGGGCCCGGTCGCGGCTCTGATGTATCTCGTCATAACAGAGCGAGTGGATGTTCAAGCCTTCCTGACGGCCGGCGTCCGACGAGATCACCCGCCAGAAAGAGTT